CCCAGCGCAACGCCGCCGGTGCCGACAACATCATGAAGGGCACGGTCGACCTGCTGGTCAGCCCGTACCTGAGCTGATGCCGGACGCCTGAGCCACTGACAAGCGGCCCCGGCAGCGGGGCCGCTCCTCACCCGGAGCAGTCATGAGCAACAAGACCACCATTCGCTCTCGCAGCCCGCGCGGTTTCTGGCGCTGCGGCGTGCACTTCACGCCTAGCGGCGCTGATTTTGCCGAAGGCGAGTTCACTGCCGAGCAGTGGGAGCGGCTGCGCAACGAGCCGAACCTGGTCGTTTCGGCCGCCGAGGCGAAGAGCGCCGGCAAGCGTGCTGGCAAGAATTCTGAGGGGGCGAGCAGCCCCGACACCGAGCGGCCCGCAACGGGCCAGACGTCCGACCCGGCCGGGGCTGCAACGGCCCCGGCCGGTGAGGCCACGGTGCCGCCGGTTGTTGTCGAAACGTCGACCACCGAGGGCGCGACGCTCGCTGGTGAGGCAGCGACCACTGAGCCAGCAGCGACGCCCGAGACCACCAAGGCGGCTGCGGCGACCAAGCCCGCCAAGCGCGCCCGCAAGGCGAAGGGCTCGGCCTGATGTACGTCACGCCCGCCCAGCTGGCTGAGAAGCCTGGCGCGAACGAGCTGGCGCAAGTCGCCACGGCCGAGCACTTGGCCGTGGTCGACAGCGAGCTGCTCGACGCCACGCTGCGCGGGACTGATCGGAGCGACTGGACGGTCGACGAACAAGCCGCGGCCGACGCGGTGCTGGCACGCATCACCGAGATCATCGACGAGGTTGACGAGACCATCGACGGCTACCTGGCCAAGCGCGTTTCGACCCTGCCGGTGAGCCCGGTACCGAAGGTGCTGCTCTCGATCGCGCGCAGCTTCGTGCGCTACGAGCTGCACAAGGATGCCGCTGACCGAGAGCACCCGGTAGTTCGCGACTACCACGACAAGCGCCGCCTGCTCGAAGCGATCGCCAAGGGCGATGTAACCCTGGGCATCGAAGACCCGACCGCCGAGGCGCGCGCCGAGGGACTGATCCACACCAGCAGCCGCGCGCGGATCTTCACCCGCGAATCGCTGGACGGGCTGTGATGAACGTCGGCCCTTACGACGTGACCGAGGTCATTGACCGCCTGAAGGCCGAGCCAGGCGATCTGCGTCTGATCGGCGGCACCGCCGACCTGGAAGCGGCCAAGGGCGTGACGATGACCACGCCGGCTGCGTTCGTGGCGCTGGCGACCGAGGTCGGGCAGAAGCGCCAAGGCGGCTCGACGGTGTCGATCCAGGCGGTCGACGTCCAGTTCCATGTGCTGCTGGTGCTGCGCGACTACCAGGCCAGCAAGCGCGGCGCAGCCAAGGCCGCGACGCTCGCTGCACACATCGCCGCAGTGCGCTCCCGGCTCCTCGGCTGGACACCGGCGCAGTTCAACCCCGCCACGCCGGTCGACCTGGTCGGCGGGCAACTCATCGACTACGACAAAGCCACCGTCTGGTGGCAGGACACCTACAGCACTCGCTACTGGAGACGCGGACCGTGAGCAAGAAGAAGCAGCGCAAGAACCCGCACCTGGGCGGCCTGCCCACCACGGGCGGCAGCTACGTGCGCACCGAAGCCGGCGCGAAGTACGCGCCGGAGGCGGCCAAGCCAACCGCGCAGGCGCCTGCCGAGGCGACCGACGCGGCACCTGGCACCGACCCCAACCCGAAGCGCGTCAAGCGCTGATAGGAGCAGAGCACCATGGCACTTGATGCTGTCTATACCGACGTACGCGCGCTGCTGGCGGAGATCCAGGCAGTCGCCGGCACCGCCGAGACTCTGGTCCCGGCCGAGGACGCGCACCTGGTCACCAACCTGGAGGCCAAGTACCTGGCTGACGAACTGGAGCGCGAGATCGACAATCCCGGGCACGGCTCGAAGGGGCACGTGCACGTCAAGAAGCGGGTCAACTTCAAGTTTGGAGTCGAGCTGCGTGGCGCCGCGACCGTTGGTGACGCCTCGCCGATTGGCCGGCTGCTGCGTGGCTGCGGCTTTGCTCAGAACCTGACGCCCGCCACCAGCGCCATCTACTCGCTGGTGACCAGCGGTCAGGAGTTCCTGACCATGGGTGGCTACTCGCACGGCTCGCTCAAAAGCGGTCGCGATTGCCGAGGCGCGCTCACCAGCATCGAACTGTCGACGGACAACTTCGCCAAGGGAATGATGGAGTTTCTGGGCGTCAAGGCCACCGATGTCGTCGACGCCGGCGTGCCGGTCGGTGTCGACACCAGCGACTTCCAGGCGCCGGTGGCGATCGAGACCGAGACCTTCGAGGTCGACATCGATGGCACCGAGCTGTCGGTCGTGAGCCTGAACATCAATCTGAACTCCGCGCCCAAGCTGCACCACAGCGGCCGCGAGCGCTTCGTGTTCCCGGAGCGCTACCGACCGACCGGCGTGCTGCGCGTCTACAAGGAAACGCGCGCGGTGTTCGATCCGGAGGCCATCGCCGAGAGCCACGTTCAGCTCCCGATGTTCGCCGAGATTGTCGGTGGCGGCGAGCTGATCCGCGTCGACCTGCCGGCGATCCAGCTGGGCTTCCCGAACGAGATCGACATCGAAGGGCTGGCTGGCTGGGAAATCCCCTGGAAAGCCATCGGCACTTCGGCCACCAACTGCATCGCGCTGAGCTTCCTCGCGCCGCCTTGATGGACAAGGGCGCAGTCGACGGCTGACGCGGCGTGGCGCAGAGGCAGCGCGCCGGGCTCATGCCCCGGAGGTCGCAGGTTCAAGTCCTGCCGCCGCTACCACACCCGCTCCCGGCGCCTGCCGGGAGTGGCATTCAAGAGTGATTGGAGATCATTTCAATGGGCAATCAAGACGACTTTCTGTTGAGCCTTAGCTCGGACGTTGAGGCTGAGGTCAAGGCCAAGGTGCCGACCGGCCGCCGCAACGGCTGGCGCGAGATCACCTTCTTTGCGTACTTCGAGCCGCAGCCGCAGGGCGAGATGCGCGACAACAAGCTCAGCGTGGCCGAGAGTATGGAGAAGGCCCTCAAGCGGGTCGACTTCGGCACGTTGAAGCTGGCTGACTCAGACCAGCACGGCAACCCGCTGACCCCGCTGCAGATCGCGATGGGCAACGTCTACACCTACAACGCCCTGCTGCGCGTCTACCGCGAGGACGTGCTGACGAAGAACGTCGAGGGAAAGCGCTAAGGCGGCTCGCCGAGGCGCTGGCACGCCGGGGCCGCCGCAGTGAAGGCGATCTGGAATCGGATCTGCGGGGCTTCGGCTTCTCACCGGAACAGATCAACAAGATCCGCGGCGAGCGCCCGAAGCAGCGCCGGCTCCATGTGTGGCGTGAGCACTTGCCGATCCTGCAGGTGTACCAGGACTGCGAGTGGAGCCTGCTGCCGATCCACACACCCAAGGCGCTGGTCTGGATGCACCGCGGCATCGCCGGCGCCGAGATCGAATCGGTGATGCGCGCCCACGGCATCCCCAAGCGCGACCGCCTGACCGTCCTGCGCGGTGTCCGCACCATGGCCGCCGCGGCCGCTCCGATCCTCAATGAGCACCTGAAGAAGAAGAGCTGATGGCACAGACCTTTGACGTCCAACTACGACTGACCGCCGACGGGCGCGGTCTGGTCGTGGAGACGGCAAAGGCGAAGCAGGTCCTGGAGGACACCGGCAAGACCGGCAAGCAGGCGGGCGACGAGATCTCGCGTGGCTGGTCGCGCGCGAAGACCAGTGTCATGGAGCTGGGCCGCGCAGCCGCCGCGGCCGTGGGCATCGCTGGGCTCGCAGCTGTGATGGCCAGCTCGGTTGGTCAGGCCAAGGCCTTCGAGGTCGGCATTGCCGAGGTGTCGACTCTGCTGGAAGACACCTCCAGCGTCGACGGCATGACGCAATCGGTGCGCGACCTGGCCAAAGAGTACGGCCAGGCTCCCGCAGCACAGGCCAAGGCGCTCTACCAGATCATCAGCGCCGGCGCGACGGACGCCGCGGTCGCCGTCGATACGCTCGACACTGCCAACAAGCTGGCTTTGGGTGGCATCACTCAGGTCGAGACCGCCGCAGACGGGCTGACCACGACGCTCAACGCCTACGGCCCGGCGGCCGGTAGCGCGATGGACGTCAGCGACCGGCTGTTCGTCGCCATGAAGGGTGGCAAGACGACGATAGACGAGCTGTCGCGCTCGATCGGCGGCGTGGCGCCGATTGCTGCACAGGCCGGCGTGACGCTCGATGAGCTGCTTGCCGCCACTGCCGCGCTGACCAAGGGCGGCATGGCGACCAGCGTCGCCATGCAGGGCGTGCGTGCCGCCACTGCCGCCGTGCTCAAACCCAGCGCCGAGGCTGCTGAGCTGGCCGGACAGCTCGGCCTGCAGTTCGATGCGGCCGCACTCAAGAGCAAGGGCCTGGCGCAGTTCCTGACCGAAGTGCAGCAGACGACAGGCGGCAGCGCCGAGCAGCTCGCGATCCTGTTCGGTGGTGTCGAGGCGCTCGCGCCGGTCATGGCACTGACCGGCAACCAGGCCGGCGACTTCGCGGCGATCCTGGCGGGCATGGGCAACGCTGCCGGCCAGACTGAAGCTGCGGTCGCCAAGATACAGCAGACGGCCGACTTCGCGTTCAAGCGCCTGGCGTCTGAAGTGGGCGATGGTCTGCTGTCGGTTGGCAACGTCATGCTGGACGTTTTGGCGCCGGCGGCGCTGCTCTTGGCTGACAACCTGACGCTGGTCGCGACGGTCATCACGGCGCGCCTGGTGGTCGCAGCGTTGGCCGCGGTGCCCGCACTGGCTGCCAAGACCGCCGGCATGACCGCGGCCGCGATCGCCGCGCGGGGCTTGGCCGCGTCCATGGCACTCGTCGGCGGCCCGGTTGGGATCGCCGTGTTGGCGATCGCCGGACTGACGGCAGCAGCGCTCAATTACGAAGGGCAAGCGAGCGCCGCAAGCGCTGCCAACGTCCAATTGATCCGCGCGACCGAACTGCTGGCAAAAGCACAAGGCGCGTCAATTGACCCCGCACTGGATGCGGCAAAAGCGCAAAAGGCCGAGGCCGAGAGTGCGATTCAGGCGGCGAGCGCACAGCTCAAACTCGCTGAAGCGCGCCTGGCGGCTATTGCCGCGGCATCCACGGACACCAGTCTGGAGGGGCGCGATCGGCTCTCGTTTGGCAATAAGCTGCCGGCGGAGATGGAGCGCGTTCAGCAACTCAAGGAAGAGATCGCTGATCTCGGCGTGAATATCGGCTTCCTTAATGTCGAGATTCAAGACGGCGAGGCGCGGTCAAGATCATGGCGCGAGGAACTCGCCCAAGCCAGAAGTGGCGCGATGGCACTTGCCACCGATACCAAAGATCTGGCCAAACAGCTCCGGGCGCTCAACAAGGAGCTGGACGATCTCGAAAAGCAGCGCCGCGATGATCTGATCGCCGAGGAAGACGCTGCGCAAGGGCTTCGGCAGCTGGTTTCTCAACTGCAGCGAGAAGCCAGTCAAGTCGGGATGACGCGGGTCGAGATCGACCGCCTTGCACTCGCACGGCAACTGGCGAATCTGGAAGCGAGAGTTGGAACGGCGCTGAGCCGGGAGCAGGTCGAGGCGCTGACGGCTGAGGCGATCGCAGCGTTCGAGCTGCGGGTGGCGAAAGAGGAAGCGGCCATAGCTTCAGAAGAGCTGGCCCGTCAGTCGACCGAAGCGGCGCGCGAATCGGCCTATGTGTGGGACCAGTTCACCGGTCAGCTGGCAACGGCGTTCGCTGACGGCACCGACAGCGTCAAGGATCTCTGGAAGCGAATGCTTGACGACCTCAAGCGTCAGCTGATCCAGAGCGGCTTGCTCAAGCTGATCAGCAGCCTGTTCGGCGGTGGCAACCCGGGGCTGGCGCTGGCGGCGAGTCAGGGCGGCGCACCATCGCTGCTGGGTAGCCTGTTGGGTGGCGGTGGTTTTGGTGGCGGTGGCGGCGGCTTCAGCCTGGCCGGGTTGGATATCGGCCTCGGTGGCGGCTTCGGCTCGCTGCTGTCCAGCGCTGGCGGCTTCCTCAGTCAGTCGGCAGCGTTCCAGGGCGCCGGCTTGCTTGGATCGATCGGCAACTTCGGCGGCGGCCTGGCCACCGCCGGCGCCAATGTTGCCGGTGCCGGCTTCTTCGGCTCGATGGGCACGAACCTGAGCGGCGCGTTTGCCAGCTTCGGGTCCGGCTCCATTGCTGCAGGACTCGGGCAGATCATTCCTGTGATCGGTCAGATCCTGGCCATCGCGACGGTGGTCGACAAGATCTCCGGCGGCAAGTTGTTCGGGACGTCCTTCCGGCCAGAATCGAGTGAGACGGCGCTGGCCATTGGCGCCGGCGGTGGCGATGCGTCAGCCAGCGTGACAGAAGTGCGGCAGCGCAGCCTCTTCCGCGGCCGCAAATGGCGCACCCGCGACATCGAGGCGGGCGCCGAGGCAGAGGCCGCGGCGGCCGAGTTGTTCGCGGCTGTTGAGGCGGTGATAGTCAGTGCGGCCGAGTCGCTGCAGACCGAAGTGCCAGGCGTGATCGATGCTGCCATTCGGACGCTGGTCGAGTACGACAAGAAGGGCAACGAGACCAGCCGCAAGATCCTCGTCGACATCATCGGACGCACCTGGGAGGAAGCCACTGCCGAGCTGGCGGCGACCCGGATCACCGCCGAGGCCATCATCCAGACCATTGACAGCTCGCTCGGCGGTGTCGCCGAGGCGGTCGCTGCTGGCGTTGCGGATGCCGGCGCAAGCGGCGCCGAGGTCGGCGCTTCCGCGGGCGGGCGCTGGGGCGAGGAGTACGGCCGGAACTTCCACAAGGCAGCCGAAGCCGGCGCGAAGGACGCGGCAACCGAAACGGCCGGAATCCGGGGCGAGGCAAGTGCGATCGCCGAGCGCTGGCGTGGTGACGCCGAGCAGCTCATGGCCGGCGCGCAGTTCCTGTTGGCCGCCGCGACCGATATCCGAGCCGGCACGGCGTTGCTGGGTGATGACTCAACCCTCACTGCTATCACCGATCTGACCGAGGAACTGGCCGTTGCCGGCGAGCCGTTGCTGGCCACGTACCAGCGGATGGCGGTGGCGACGGCGCTGATGGACCACGCCGTCGGGCTGGCGAGCGTCGAGATAGAGAAGAGCCGCGAGGAGTTCGTGCGTTGGTCGACTGGCATCGCCGAGGCAGCCGGTGGACTGGATCGATTGAGCGCGCTGACGCAGTCCTACTTCAACACCTTCTACACCGAGGCCGAGCGCGCCACGATGGCCCTTGATCAGGCCAACGCTGCGGCAACGCGCGAGTTTGGTGACATCGATCTGGACTTCGCCGACTTCCAGGACGCGGGCGCCGCGCAGCGCTTCCGGACGATGTTCGAGAACTTGCTGCCCACGCTGAGCGAAGAGGCCGTCGTGCAGTGGTACGAGGCCGCGGCCGCCTTCGGCATCGTCATCGATCTGACCGAGCAATACGCCGACGTCCTGGGCGACGCCGAAGCAGCAACCGCCGCAGCGGCGCGATCGCTGGCGGAGTTCATGCAGGGCATCGAAGACGAGATTGCCGACCGTGCACCGCCGGCCACCTTCGCCGAGCAGTTGGCGTCGATCCAGTCGCAGACCGAGGCCAACATCGCGACGGCGCGCGAGATGGGCGCAACCGAGGAGCAGATCAATCGCATCCGTTACCTCGGCCAGCTGCAGATGAACGAGGTGCTGGCTGAGCAATCAGCGGCGATCGCGAACTACGAAAGCGCTGTGCAGGGTCTGCAGGACGAACTTGACGGCGCTCAGCTTTCGCCATTTCAACGAGAGATCCGCGACATCAACCGGTGGGCGGCCGAGGCCGAATCCGAGTTGCATGCCGCTGCACAGGCCGCCGGCATGCTTGCGGCGAGCGAAGAGGACCTGATGCTTGTGCGGGACGTGGCCAATCAGCGGCTGGCCTCGTTGCTGAGCAGGTTCATGGGTGGGATCGATGCCCAGATCGCGAGCCTGGAGCCGGCCTCCTTCGCCGAGCAGTTGGCGGCGATCCAGTCGCAGACCGAGGCCAACATCGCGACGGCGCGCGAGATGGGCGCGACCGAGGAGCAGATCGCCCGTATCCGCCATCTCGGCCAGTTGCAGATGAACCAGGTGCTGGCCGAGCAAGCGGCGGCTATCGCGAACTACGAGAGCGCTGTGCAGCGTCTGCAGGACGAACTCGACGGTGCGTCGCTGTCGCCCTTCCAGGTCGAGGTGCGCGACATCAACCGGTGGGCGGCTGAGGCGACTGCCGAGCTGAACGCGGCTGCAGTGGCGGCCGGGATGCTTAGCGCAACCGAGCAGGATCTGATGCTGGTGCGCGACGTGGCCAACCAGCGGATGGAGGCGGCGATCCAGCGCCTGACCTCGGCCGCGCGGGGCATCGCCGAGCAGCTCTACGGAAGCGAGTTGGAGCGGGTCGAGTCGCGCATCGCCGCGCTGCAGCAGACCACGGTGCAGAGCCAGCTGGGTGCGATTGCCGATGTTGGCCAGGCGGCGACGGACATGTACGAGCGGCAGCGTGCGTCGATCCAGTCGATCCAGGACTGGCTCGATCAGCAGCTGCTGGGCGACCTGTCGACGCTGACACCCGAGGAGCGCCTGGCCGAGGCCCGCGCCCAGTTCGAGGCGCTTGCCGCTGCAGCCGCCGGTGGCGACGCCGATGCCTTGGCGCAGCTGCCCGCGGCGGCCACCGCGCTGCTGCGCGAGGGTCGCGACTTCTGGGCCAGCTCCGAGCCGTACACCGAACTCGAGTCGTTCGTCCGCTCGATCATGGAGGGCTTCGCCGGCACGGTGCTGTCCGAGCCCACGACGCCTGGCAGTGGACCAGCTGGCGGCAGTGGTGGCGGCCCGACGGCGGTGGCAGTTTCGCCCGAGTTGCAAGCGCTGTATGAGGAGCGCGACGCGCTGCTGGCGCAGCTGGACGTCGAGAACCGCCAAGCCCAGGCTGAAGCACTGGCCGTCATGATGCGCGATCTGATGGCAGGGACTGGCGATTCGCTGGCAGAGGTGGCGGACAGGATCGATGTGAGCATGCGCGATCTGGTGACTGATCTGTTGGGCGGGCTCGAGATCAACTTCGACGAGATGACCGGAACCACCGCTCACGCGCTCGCCGGCGTGGCGCAGCAGCTGGGCGTGGACCTGACCGAGCTTGCCGCCAATGTCGGCGTCGAGTTGGGCACTTTGGGCGACCGCCAGTCGCTCCTCAACCAGGCGCTGGATCTGACCCTGGATGAGATCCCGGACGAGCTGCGTGAGCGCCTGCTCGGACCGCTCGATGACGTCCGATCGGCCGTGACCGAAGCCGATGCCAACGCCGCACTGGAGGCGCTGAAGGCAGTCACCGAGGGCATGCCTCCTGGCATCCGCAATCTGCTCGCACCCTTCTTCGAGGACATCGATCCAGCGCCGGTAATCACTGAGCTGAGCACGCTGCGCACAATGGATGCGGAGCTGCAGGTGCAAACCGGGCACTTGGCCGCAATCGAGGCGGTCCTGACCAATGCGAGCCAAGAAGCCGGTGCCGGCGGGGAACCCATCCCTCTGGACATCGTTGCGGCCGTCGACGAGCAGCTGGCCGCACTGTGGTCGCAAGACGCCAAGCTCGACACGATCGCTGCGACGCTGGGGGCAATCGCCAACTTTGACGGCGTCCCCGGCTACGAGATCGGCACGCCCTACGTGCCGCGCACGGGCCCGGCGATCCTGCACGAAGCCGAGATGGTGCTGCCGGCGCCGGTGGCCGACTTCGTGCGCGAGCACGGCCTGATGCGTTCACTGCCCACGTCGACCACCAGCGGCGCGGATGTCGAGGAGCAGGTGCGTGAGCTGCGCTTGATCCGCGAGACGCTCGATCGTCGGCTGGAGCGCCTGGAACAGCGGCTGGAGAAGGTCGAGACCGCCGAGCGCGACGGCGCCCGAGAGATCAGCTCCGAGTTCCGCCGCTCACGTGATGACGTGCTCGGGAGGCGCGGCTGATGCCGATCGAGGCGCCACCGCGCCGGCCACTGACGGTCGTACTTCTGGAACTGCAGATTCCGGATGAGGACCCGCTCTACATCTCGGATGTCGGCTACCACGACTTCGCAGCCGGCGTCGTCGCGCTGCCGCGCCTGGGCAAGGCGATCACCTTCGAGCGCGGCATCAAGACGATCTTCTGGGGCGGCGGCCAGAGCGGTGCCAGCCTGGGCGCGATCGAGATCATCAACAAGGATGGCAAGCTCGACTGGCTGCTCGCGCGCAACTTGCGCAACCTGCCGTTAACGATCTATGTCGGCGATGACGAGACCTCGCTGGCCAGCCTGGCGGTCGCGGCATCAGCGATGGTCGACCGACCGGAGTCGATTGGCGAGTCGGGGCTGCGGCTGGTGATCGCCGATGGCAGCCTGGCCTTGCGCCGCCCGGTGCAGACTGAGGTTTACACCAGTGGCGACCAGGCTGGCAGGCCCAAGCCGGTGCTGTTCGGCTTGTGCCTGTCGACGCCCGCGCTGCTGACTCAGTACAACGCCATCGGCGGTCCTGCGCTGTCGATTCATGACGGCACCGGCTTCACGGTCTCGGCTGTCTTCGACCAGGGCGCTGCGCTGACCGTCACCACCCAGTGGGTGACCTACAACAGCGCTCCCCACCACGGGTTCCGGCTGAATCAGTCCATGGCAGGGCGGATCACTGCCACCGCCTCCGGTCCGGTCTACGCGAGCAGTTTCCTGGCCGGCTACATCCGCTCGATCGTGCCGCATGTGCTGGACCGAGTCAGCTTCACCGACTTCGATCAGAGCGAGCTGAATGCTCTGCACACGGAACTGGGCGTCAACTATCAGTTCGGCTACTTCGCAGACGGCAGCGTTGCCGCCTCTGCAATCCTGGACCAGATCGCCGACAGCATCAGCGGCTATTGGCACGTCGATCGCTTGGGACAGTTCGCGATTGACCGGTGGCGGCTGCCCGCTGGCACGCCGGTCCTGAACATCACTGAGATCGAACTCAAGGGCGAAGTGAACATCACGCTGGACGTTGCGCCGGGGCTGACCACGACAGTCTGCAGCGGTCGCAACTGGCATGTGCACAGCCCGAGCGAGCTGGCTGGCAGCGTCCGCAATGGCGCCAATGGTGCGCTCTTGATGAAGGACTATCGCTACCGCGTAACCTTCGATGTGCATCCGGTCTACTCGGGCGCAGTGGGCGGCGCCGGCGGCACGCGAGAGGCCGCGGTCGTGCCATGGGGCCGGCAGCAGCCCGCAGGCAGCAGCGTCACCCGGCCGACGTCAGACGCTGGCCACGGCACGCTGCTCAGCGGCGTGACTGGCGCGTCGTCCGAAGCGACCTACCGGGCGGCGCTCTACGCGCAACCTCGCTGGTTCTATGACTGCTCGGTCGAGCTGAACGCCGTTGATGCGGCCACGCTCGACCCGGGTGTCTGCCTGACCCTGACCGTCACCGACAAGAAGACCGGAGAGCCCCGCTACGAGCTGGACGAGCGCCTCCTGCGCGTCGTCAAGGTGCGCGGCGTGCTGGGCGACGGCCGCGTGGAACTGACCCTGTGGGGCACAGGCCCTGAACCGCCAGCAATCGAGGAAGAAGGGCCGAAATGAGCAGCTTCGCGTTTTCCTATCGCAACTATCTGACCGAGCCGGATCTCGTGGCGTTCAACGTCAACGCCGGCGTGGAACAGGGCGCGAACCTGATCGACCCAAGGCGTGCTGTAGTCGCCTATGCGCCCGAGTTCGGGCTCGGCGGCAGTGCCCAATGGCCGGAGCCGAGACCTGTCCAGATCCTGGCGTTGTTCAACCACAACGGCGTGGTGGCCGACGAGAGTTGGCGCGTTGCGTTGACGCTCCGCAACGGATTAACCGAGGTTTGGAGCAGCAGCGACAGCACGTCGAATCTGTGGGTGCCGCCGGCGCCAGTTTTCATGCGGGACTGGATCATCATCCTGCCCGAACCCGTCCTTGCGGACTCGCTGGAATTCGACGTGCCACAGTCGGTCGACGGTCCATCGACTCTGGTTTACGGCGGGCACCTCTGGGCCGGGCCGCTGTGGATCCCGACCGACGGTGTCCGCAGCGATTGGCGCATCAGCATCATCGATCCAGGCGAGATGGAAGTGTCCCGCGGCGGGCAAGGCTATGCCCGCTTGCGCCAGCGCCGGCGAGAGCTGCAGGTCACGCTCACGGACGTGGACTTCGCCGGGGCCTTCGGCGTGGCCGATGGCAGCGTGCTGGATCTGCAGCAGATCGGTTACTACGTGGGCAATACCGAGCCGGTGATCGTGCTACCGCGCGTCCGTGACAAGACGGGCGAACCGCCGTACCCGATCGACCCACACATGATCCACCGCCTGGGCGTGTATGGGCACCTGCGCGACCCCATCGCCATCCGCCACCTCGACGGCGACCGTTACACCAGCGACTTCGTTGTAAATGAACTGATGTGAAAAAGGACGCGCCCGGCAGCGTTACAGCGCTGCCGGGCCCCAGCGATCGAGCTTGCACCTCGTTTCGCCGAGCAGGGCGCCCCTGCCTGCGCAGGCAGGCGCCACGTTATGGCCAACAAATCTCACAAAGTGAGAATCGAGGAACCAATGCAAGGAACGAAAGCTGGAGATGAAGGCAAGAAACTGTGCGAGCGCTGCCCACTGCTGGCCGGGCACGTTCGGGCTGCCGGCGCCGCTTGGCAGGCTCACAACGGCAAGGCGGAGGAAGTGTTGGCGACACTGGCAGACGGATCGGTCGACGCACTGGTGACCGATCCACCTTACGGATCGGGCGCGAACAGCGTAGCGGGGCGGCTCCGGCCTTCCAGCTCGAAGTACCGCAGCTCCGACGCGACACCGCTGCCGGACATTCACGGAGACTCGCTGATCCCGGAAGCCTGGTCGCAGATGATCTACCAGGTGCTGCTGCAGTGCTTCCGCGTGCTGAAGCCAGGCGCGCCGGTCCTGATCTTCTGCGACTGGCGCAGCTTGCCCGGTCTCATGGGCGTGCTGGGAGGCGTTGGTTTCGGCGTGCGTTCGTGCGTCGTCTGGGACAAGGGCCGCGGATCCAGACCAGTGCAGAACGGCTTTCGACTTCAGTCCGAGTTGATCCTGTTCGCCCGGAAAGGTGGCCCCATCTTGGCGCCTGCCTCGCCCGTCTACATGGACGGCGTGGTGAAGTTCAGCACCATGGGCAACGGCAAGAAGCACCTGACCGAGAAGCCGATCGC